GCACTGGGCGCGACTTAACTGATAGCCTGATAAGCTTTGACTATCAGGACAATATCAGCGATAGAAGCGACACGGTGAGCATCACCTTTGAGGACGTTAGCGGCTTTTGGCGCGATAACTTGCCAGATACAGGGGCAACATTAGATATTTCCTTCGGTTACGAGGGTTCATTAGTCGATATTAATAACTCTTTTGAAATTGACCGCATTAGATATACAGGCTCGCCTAGTGTCGTGACCTTATCGGGAAACGCAGCACCAAACCAAAAACAATTGCGCACTCGTGTTAGTCAAAGCTGGGACAATCAAAGTTTGCAAACCATCATTAAGGCCGTTGCTCAACGCACTGGACTCGCAACCGATTTACGCTTTAATGACATCCCCCTAGACTACACAGCCCAAGACAACGAAACAGACCTTAACTTTTTGATTCGCTTGTGCGACGATGCAGACCTTAATCTAAAGCTGAATAACAATACGATCACATGCGTGCCGATGTCAGATTTAATGGCACAGAAACCCTTTTATACAATACCTGAAGATGTATTAATTAGCTGGGATGTCGATATCGATTTAGTAGAAACGGTTAAAAAAGTTGAACGCAGAAAGCACGACACCAACACCAAGGAGCTGATTGTTTATGCGGTTGATGAAAAAGGTAGCGTTATTCAGACAGGTACAACAAAAGCCGCACAAACAACAAAAAACGTTAAGCGAGAGATTGCCCGTCAAACCCACGCAGCGGCAACAAATGCCGATTTAGCCCGTGCAAATAGAGACCGCAAGCGCATTAGCTTTCGCTGTTTTGGTATCCCAGTTATTGCCGCTGGGCGCGTCATTACGTTGGTTGGCATGGGTAAAAATGCCACGTCGTGCTTAGTGCAAACAGTGAATCATACGATTGATAAAAGCAGCGGCTATATCACCTCAGTGGAGGGCTGGTTAATATGATTAACAGTGTTATTGGTATTGTTAAGGAACGAGACCCAGCAACCTATCGCATACGTGCCACGCTGCCCGAATATGACGGCATGGTTAGCCCTTGGTGTAACGTATTGGCAGCCAAGACCGCACTAGACAAACATGCCGCTTTACCAGACATTGGCGAGCAAGTTGTTATCTTATTAGAGTTAGACCTAAACCGTGGGTTTGTCGTTGGTGCGGTTTATAGTAATGTTGACACAGTTCCAACAACAGACGGCGATACAACTATAACCAAGTTTAGCGACGGTGCTTACGTTGCTTATAACCGCAAAACCCATACCATGACCGTATTAACCAGCGGCACGATTAACGTAACAGCATCAACCATCAATATCACCGCAACAAGTACCCATAACGGCAATATAACCGTTAATGGCGATGTGAGTATTAACGGCAACCTTAGCGCAAGCGGCAACGCAAGCGTGTCAGGCGCAATCAGTGCGGCAGGGGGCATTAGCGGTAGCGGTGGACTATCATTTGAAGGACATACGCATACCGATAGCCGAGGCGGTAGTACCAGCACGCCGCATTAGTATTTTTTAACATCTGTTAAAATACACCGCCCCCTTGCTCACGCGATACTAACAGCATGAGCACGATTACCCAAACATTTATTCTTGCCAATAATGGCATAACCAGCGTCCCATTAACTGGTGGTGAGTTGGTGATGAGCGTCGTCCAAAATATTACCAATATCCTCACGACGATACATGGTCAAGACCGCATTCGTCCTGATTTTGGCTCTCGTCTTATTGATTGTATAGACAAGCCACTGCCGAAAGCAAAGTTATGTATTATTTCAGCGATTGCCGATGCGATCAGCAAATGGGAAAAGCGCGTTAGCCTCATTAAAGCAGAAGTTATCAGCAGTGATAGCAGCAGCCTAATTGTAACCATAAGCTGGAAACTGTTATGACTATGCCACAAGCAGTAACCGAGAATGCGTCTGTTCTGTTGCAACAGGCAACTGATTATCTTGCATCTAAAGGGGTAACTATCACCCCAGCAAGCACCGAACAATTGACGTTAAACGCAGCGTTATACGCTTTGTTGCTTGCCAATATTCAAACGAATTATGCTTTGAATCAGAATTTTTTAGCATACGCACAAAACGTAGCCCTTGATAACCTTGGAGGTTTGGTCGATTGCAACCGTTTAGACGGTGAAAGCGATGACGCATATAGAGCACGTATCCCGTTAAGCCTGAAAGCATTATCAGCAGGTGGGACAGCGGACTATTACAAGTATCACGCACTCGCAAGCAGTGGCACGATTATCGACGCAACCGCCGTCATGACCGTTGCAGGTACGGTACAAGTCACGATTTTAAGCGCAACAGATGCCACATCTGCTGACGATTTATTGCTGGCAACAGCAACATTAACAAGCGATTCAGTGCGCAGCTTGTGCGATACAGTTTTAGTACAAAAAGCAAGCGCTGTCACTTATAGCGTAGCCGCCAATATTACCCCCCGAGTTGGCGTATTGTTTAGTGATGCTAAAGCCGCTTGTGTATCTGCAATTGCCGCGCTAAATGCCAGTTGGCGCAATTTGGGGCAAGACATTGTGCCAAGTCAGATTATTGATGCTTGCCATAAGACAGACATGGTTAGCCGCGTTGAACTCACTAACCCTGCCTTTCTTGCGGTTGGTCAATCAGCATATCCTAATGTAAGCACAATCACGGTGGGTGCGTTATGAATAACCTCCCTTTAGCGGTTAGCAGTGACCCTACCTATAACGCATTTGTTACATGGTTCGAGCAACAAACGCAAGTCAATGTTGTTAATCTAATGCCGATGCTTGTTGATATTTGCCCAGCAGATTACTTACCTTATCTTGCGCAAAACTTCGGTATTTACAACGAGCCAATTTGGCAATTATGCGAATCTGACGAACAGAAACGCAACGCGATTAAATCATCGGTTAGCTATCACCAGCTAAAAGGCACACCTCAAAGTATTAGAAACATGTTGGCAATTTTCAATCAAGGCGACGCGCTGATTGAAGAAGATTTTAATAAATTTATCAGGAATGGTTCAGTTAAGCGAAACGGCTTAAATAACCACGGGACAACCGCTATCAGCTGGGCGCAATGGCGGATTACGTTGAACAATCCTATTACGATAGATCGTGCGCAAACGCTGTTCACAGCATTAAAACTAACAGCTCCCGCGCGTTGTCAGCTTGTCGAGTTTAATTATCAACAAGCCGAGAACAGACATAACGGTACAGTTTTACGCAATGGCAACAATACGCGCGGCGCTGTTGCACAAATTTTAACAGGAGCTTAAAAATGGCAACTTTACCAGAAACAGCCTCATGGGAAACGGGAATATACCAGCTCGAAGTAACCGACCCTGTTCAGGGTGGAGAGGACGGAATCGATAACTTGCAAGCAAAGCAGCTCGCTAGCCGAACTGCTTACTTAAAACAGCGAGTCGAAGCTGCGCTTAGTTTAACAGCCTCATCTGGCTACCTTTCAATGGCCATTGTTAGTGGTAACACTTGCAACGAATTGTTTGCTAATACGCCAGCAGGTTCTACATCCATTCGTGAACTTGTTGATGCCGCTGATGCACCAGCTACTGGCTGGTGGATGATTGAATCTGTACGACACAATGACGCTACGAACTTGTGGGGTACGCAAACAGCGCGTGGATGGGCAAACAACTATGGTCAAGTATGGGAGCGTACCATCAGTGTTGGTGCTTGGACTAGTTGGCAGAGAGTTATTTTATCGACAAGCTCAGGTAATGTCCTAATCGGAACTAATACAGACAATGGCATTGATAAGTTGCAGGTTGCAGGGGGTATTAGTGCTGGAGTAGCAAGATTCGTACCTGATTTGAATAACATCACAGGTAATGGCGTGCCTCTAACTGGTAACTTTGCTTTCAATGGGGCTTTAAATGCGCCTATATCGTATGGCACAGTTATTCAAATTTCACGCGCTGTTGATGAAGCAACACAATTGTGTATTGATGTTACGACTGGCCGTCTATTTACTCGTGCACTTCAGGGTACCTGGTCTGCTTGGGTTGAGAAGTAATCTAATACAAGGGTAATAATTATGTCTATTAAAACAACTTACAACTTACACAACGTAAAAATCACAGACGCAATTATCAGCATTGACCGCCTATGGGGGTCATCAAAAGAGGGCTGGACTGCTTTAGTTGGCGTTTACACAACTGAAACTGTACCATCTGTACCATCTATTGGCGTAGAAGGTCAAGCAGGCTATGTACCAGCAGTTCCAGAAACAACCCGCAAGAATAAGATCACCGAGTTTAACCACTCAGCCGCATACGTTGCTGATGAACGCGGTTATGTGAGCATGTATAAGTCTTTACAAGACAAATTCGGCGGTGTAGAGGTATGACACTCCCCCACTTAACTATTTACACTGATAACCTACCGCCAAACGTAAACGGCCGTACTAATGCGTTTGTGGTAAGAATCCGATCTGAGTGCAAGGACGATGTGGGTATTCATGCCCATGAGTACACGCACGTTAAGCAGTGGTATAAAGCACTAGCAGTTTGGGTAGCGTTTTCTGCGCTATTAGTTGCAGGTACTTATGATAGCTTAGATTATTCATTGGCGCCTATAGCTTTTGCTGGAATTGGATTGCATGGTTTACTTTATATGTTCGTGCGTAGCTACCGACTAGAAGCTGAGGCACAGGCTTATGCTGAACAAGTTAAAGCAGGTGCTAGTTTAGACGATATGGCAAATGATCTTGCAGACGATTCCTACAAACTAGGGATTACCCAAGAGCAAGCAAAGGTTGAAATTCAACGATGGATTGCGCACGACTAGCCTACAGGCTATTAAAGGCGCCAATTTCAAGTATTGATGTCTTTTTGGTGCAGTTGCCGAAGTTTGTACAGCCTAGCATAGCTTAAAATTTAATATCCCAGCAGGAGAATACAGTGGATCAAGTCGAAATTGACATAAAGTTATTAACATCGGACATGGCTAGGCTTACAAAGCAAGTAGAGAAACTTGTTGAGGCAATGCAAGTAAGCAACGATAGCGCTCATCAAAGCGAGTTAAGACAAGAGAAAGTATTAAACAGACTCGATAGGATGATGGAAGAGATTGAGCGGGCTCACTCCCGTATAGATTCGCTGGATACTAAATCTAGCGACTTCTCAACGTTTAAGACTAAAGTCATCACTTACGGAACTGTTGGCTCTGTTGTTTTGGCTTTTATATCTCAATTCATTGTAAAGCACTTCGGATAAAAGGATACCCCATGAAAATAGATCATCGTTACTTATGGTTACTTGTAGTGCCAGCTGTGGTGCTAGGTTTAATTAACCTAGATTTGCTAATTGAATACGCCAGCGTTTTATCTATTGTGCTTCTAATCGCTGGGTTCACTCACGTTATTCGTAAGATTCTTATGCCTTACGTTGACATGGGCGGACTAATCGATGAGGGCGCAGATAAAGGTTTAGTGTTTTTAGGTATGTCCATTATGATTAGTGCTTTTGCACTAGCTTTGACGGCACTTATTCATGTCGGTCATTGACTTAGCATTGCCATTATTACCTGTTCTTAAACAAGAGCAAGTAACATACTGGCAAGACCATCCTAAGCCTACGCTACTTGCGGGACAGGTAGAACAGGAAAGCGGATGGAAAGTAAATGCCACACTAAAAACAGATAGAGAGTTCGGCGCGGGACTTGCCCAGTTTACTAAAACAGCGACATTCGATGCTATCGATGAGCTTAAAAAGAATCATCCAAATGTGTTTGGTGATTGGTCTTTCAAAAATCCATATGCGCCTCGTTATCAGTTGCGTGGTTTAGTCGTTTACATGCACGACTTGAGCAGCGAGATCAGAGGTGCAGCAACACCAGATGATAATTATCGAATGGCGCTATCGGCTTATAACGGCGGTATTGGTGGATTGCGTAAAGAGCGCTTAAAGTGCAGTATGTTACCAAACTGCAACCCTAATATTTGGTTTGACAACGTGGAATTAAGTAGCATCAAAAGCCGCAAAGCGTTCAAGGGTTATGGTCAAAGCCCATACGACATAAACCGTGGTTATATTAAATTAGTGTATGACCGCGCTAAAAAGTATGAAGGATTATATTAATGTGGTTTTACTCAACAATTGCGGCAATGGCTGTTAGCTTCTTTGCTGGTTGGTATGTAAACGGGTTAAGGCTTAATGCTGAAATTGCGTCATTACACTCCGCATGGAACGAGGCATATAGTAATCAAGTCAGAATTACTATGGCTAAAGAACACAAGCTTAACCAACTAAATACGCAGATAGAGGTGAATAATGCTAACCAAGCAAAAGCAATTGATGATGAGCATGCTGAAAATATCAAGCTTGCTGCTGATATTAAGCGGTTGCAGCACACAACCAGTGCCCGTGGTAGCACCATGCCCAAAACCAGTACTGCCTGCCAGTGTGCAAGCGCAGCCGCCCAAAGCGGACTTTCAGACGAGAGTATCAACCTTCTTGTCGAACTGGCAAGGGAAGCTGATGATGCAGCAAGATACGCAAATACCTGCCATCAATGGGCGGTAGGTGTTACGCAGGAATTAGATAAACAGCAGCAATAAAGTGTGCCATAACTGTGCCGTAAATATTTAGTATTGTGTCGTAACTGTACCGTAAAAACACGTAATATCAATAATTGGTGCGACACAAGCCATTGATATTAAAAGTTAATAATTAGGTCAGTTCTTGCATGGGGTGCAAGGGGTCGTAGGTTCAAATCCTGCTATCCCGACCAATTTATTTTATAAGCTTTCATAATTAAATCAAACAGATAAGCCCTTACAACCTTATCCTTGATCAAAATGACCCTT